GAGGATTACTGATGTGGAGAATTTATTTAGAACAGGGTGGTAGATGTGCTTATTCTGGATTACCATTAAATTTAGAATCAATGGATTTAGAACATGTTGTGGCATTTGATAATGCTGACAAAGGAAAGCCAACAGTTGATGATTACAAAGCTAGAGAGAATGATAAAAACATGGTTATGACGGCAACAAATCTTAATCAAAAAAAGAAAGATATGTCAATGGAGGAGTTTTTTGAAAAAGAAGTAAGAACCCAATATAGTAAAACTTCCGATGATTTCAAAAAAGAATCTGAAATCTATGAAGAAGCTAATACTATAAACTCCGTTGCAGAGCAATTCATACCGACACTATTAAGTGAGGGAGTTCTCAAAAACAGCACAATGACCTCTGATGTTTTAGGTGAACATTTCAAAGAAGATGATGAGAGATTCGAAAGAGTTAAAAACACATTAAGAGAGGTTGCAACATCAGCAAAAGATAAAAAGAAAGCTGGAGATTTAAAATCTAAGTTTGGTAAAAGAATGTGCATGTCTATGGGTTTAACAAGAGGGTTGAGAGATAAATCTGGCAGAAGAAGTGTAAGCTTTAGTTCAGATAATATTTATCGTGGATTTCTCTTATCTATGGCTGATGTGCCTGTAGAGGAAAGACAAAAGTATAAAGATGGTTGGGCAAAAGCTATAAAAGAAGCTAGTGATGATAAAGTTCGCATAGCCGGTTTAGGACAAAAAACTTTTATAAAATCTCTTGTTACACAAGGTCTTATATCGGATAAAGTTATGGATGATAAGAAAGTTGGAAACTTATTTAGAAAAGTAAAAGAATCATAATGAAAACTAAACCTAAATGATATTCTTGACTTAATCATTCTATGTAATGATGTTCTGTACAATAAGATATATGTGTTTCAAAACGGTAATGACCATAACCAATTAATCTGCACATATAATGTTGAGTATGATGCAGAAAACCATCCCGAAGATATACCGAACACTATTTCACTTCACAGAAAGAAACAGAGCAACACACTGTATACAATCAACGCACTCAATGAAGTAATCAGAGAACTGAATGGTGGAGTGTTGGATAAAAGGTTTCCAATACCGTGGGAAGATTATTACAACAGTTTACTGCTAACAAATGACAACGGACTTAATAAAATACCAACAAAGATACACAGTATTATTGACACAAAAAATCATAAAGAAAAGTAAAAAATATTTGTATTTACTGATGAAAGTAGATACTTATTATCAATGGTTACAAAAGTAACTTAGAAATGCTAATTAACTAATAAGGAGAATAAAAAATGGATATTAATTCTATTCGTAAGCGTCTTAATCAGCTTCAAACAACAAACAATAGGACTTCAAACCTATGGAAACCTCAACCAGGAAAACAAGTAATTAGAGTTTTACCTTATAAACACAATAAGGATAATCCTTTCATTGAATTGTTCTTTCATTTTGGTTTGAATAATAAAACCTATCTTTCACCAATCACTTATGGTCGTCCTGACCCAATTGAAGAGTTTGCTCAGAAACTCAAAACAAGTGGTAATCGTGAAGAATATCAGATGGCTCGTAAATTAGAGTCAAAGATGAGAACTTTTGCGCCAGTAATTGTTCGTGGTGAAGAAACACAAGGTGTTCGTTTTTGGGGTTTTGGTAAGACAGTTTATCAAGAATTACTTTCCGTTATAGCAGATCCAGACTATGGTGATATTACCGATCCAGTTAGTGGTAGGGATGTATCAGTAGAGTTTATTACTGCTGAGGAAAGTGGTGCCTCATTTCCAAAGACTTCTATTCGTGTTAAGCCTAACCAAACTCCAATCTCAGAGGATAAGGCTCAACTAGAAAATCTTTTGGATAATCAAAAAGACATCAATGAATTGTATCAAGAACTATCTTATGAGGAACTAACAGATGTGTTGAATCAATGGTTGAATCCTGAATCTACAGGTGATGGTGAAACCACAGAGGAAGCACCAGTTTCTGCAGTTGCTGCTGAATCAGCTAAAGTTGAAGATGCCAGTGCTGCTTTCGATGAGTTGTTCAATAAGTAAATAAAGTGTAGTGGGTGTTGAAGCCAACACTAATAAAACCGAGTGTGTGCGAAGGATTCTTCATAAAGCCGGACACACCCACTATTTAATTAGGAGAAAAATATGTCAGTTAAAGACGATTTAGCTGGGGTTTTAGCCGACTCTTTAAATAAGAAATTCAAAGACTATAAGGTTGCTTACTTCTTAGATGGTGTTACCGAAACACCAACAGATATCAAAGAGTTTATTTCAACAGGTTCGACTATGTTGGATTTGGCTATTTCTAATCGCCCCAATGGTGGTATCGCAGTTGGAAGGATAACAGAACTTAACGGATTAGAGAGTAGTGGTAAATCCTTAGTGGGTGCACATTTACTTAAAGAGACTCAGAAGAAAGGTGGTGTTGCTGTTTACATAGATACAGAAACAGCTGTTAGTGAAGATTTCTTAGAAGTCATAGGTGTAGACATAAACAATATGTTATATCTACACTTAGAAACCGTAGAAGATATATTTGAGGCTATTGAAGAAATTGTCACTAAAGTTAGGGAGTCAGATAAAGATAGGTTAGTAACTATATTAGTTGACTCACTCGCAGCTGCTACCACCAAGGTAGAGTTAGAAGCTGACTTTGATAAGGATGGTTGGGCTACATCAAAAGCTATTGTGATTAGTAAAGCTATGAGAAAGATTACTCAGATGATTGGTAGACAGAGAATAGCTTTAGTATTTACAAATCAACTTAGAGTTAAATTGGGTGCTATGTTTGGAGACCCATACACTACATCAGGTGGTAAAGCTCTTCCATTCCACGCATCAACTCGTATTCGTTTGAAAAACAAAGGACAAATAAAAGATTCTAAAAAGAATGTGATAGGTATGACTATTCTCGCACAAGTAATTAAGAATCGTTTAGGTCCTCCTTTGAGAAAAGCAGAGTTTCCTCTGTACTTTGAAAGTGGTGTAGATGATGAGGGTAGTTGGTTGCAGGTGTTGAAAGAACATAAGTTGGTTAAAGTCGGTGGTGCTTGGTATACGATGGATGACCACAATGGTAATGAGATTAAGTTTCAATCTAAGGATTGGGCTGAGAAGTTAGAAGATGAAGATTTCAAGTCTCATTGTTACGATATGATTTGTGATAAAGTCATACTAAAGTATACTAAAGCAGATTTAGGTATAGATGATGTTGTTGTTACTGAAGAGGTTTTGGGTGAGTAATGGCAAATATCTTTCGATACTTGAAGAGATAAAAAACAAAGGCGGTAAGTTAGACTCGGAAGAACCTAATGATAAGGTATTGATTATAGATGGCCTGAATACATTCATAAGATGTTTCAGCGCTATACCAACTCTCAATGATGACGGAGCTCATGTTGGGGGAATAGTTGGTTTTCTTAGGTCAATCGGATACGCTATTAGGACTATTAGACCTACCAGAACCATCATAGTTTTTGATGGTAAAGGTGGGTCTAACCGCCGAAAGAAAATATTTCCAGAATACAAAGCTGGTAGAAATATGTCTAAAAGACTCAATCGGTCTTATGATTTTAATACTAAAGAAGATGAACACCAATCTATGGTTATGCAATTAACCAGAGTAATAGACTATTTAGATTATTTACCGATTACTACAATAACGATTGAGAACATAGAAGCTGATGATACTATGGCATATATTAC